AACCAGCGTTAAATGCGGGTACAGGGCCAAACTGAAACTCGCCCGCACGCTTGTATGGAACGTAGCGTCCCGGCCCCCAATCGCTAGGAGCGTTGCCAATGGGGTGCATAATTGGCGGAAGTGTCGCCAAGCTATTGCGGTCAATACGCGAATCTCGCTCAATTTTGACCTGCTGCTGAATGCCGCGAAGGAGGTCGGGTATGGTCTGGATGTCGTACAGGCGCTTTGAGTCTTCGCTAAGACGGGTAACGACAACGGGGTAGTCTTCGTAACCGTTTAGAAGCTCAAACTTAGCATAGCCATTAACTGAATCTGTACCACTGAAATCACGGTGGAAAACCGTGCAATAAATCCCCTCACTGTTGTCATCCTCGTCGATCAAGCGTTGGTATCCGTATATAACTTCGATTAAATCGCTGTCGCCATTGTGAACTGTCGTAAGGGAAATTGATTTGCGACCGTCAACGTAGCTGTCAACGGAGTCGGAGCCTAGGCCGCGATGACGCGCAATGACGTAATCGACCCACTCCTCATCCCAATCGTCCGTGCTCACCTTATTCTTCAACTCTTGGGCCGTATAGAACGTCTTCCAGAAGCAATAGGGGGCGCGTTGGGGGTCTGTAACGTAAGGAGGGAAGAAGAAATCACCGTCCGGCGAAAGGGTCTTCACCATTGGTGCATCAACTTGGCGGCGGACAATGGGCAAGTCGGCTTTACCTGTTTTGCGCAGTTGGGCTAAGGCTTTCTTGGCCCGCTTATCTTGCACGGTAGGAAACGACTGCTTCAGGAGCTGAATCACTTGGTCATCCTGATTGCCTGCCAAAATAGCATTGGCTAAATCGGGAGCTGCTTGCGCAATTTGCTCTAAGCTAAACTGCTGTAAATAGGTGCGGTCTTCACGGTGCCAACCAACATAAGTGATTAACAGGCCACGCTCAAAGAAGTAGTTGGCCCCAAGCTCCATCTCACGCTTGAAGCGCGGAATGTAGCCACTGGTGCTCATCCATTTCATGAACGAGGAAACAATCTTGGCACGGGCAATGTCGGACGCTTCCGTTGGGTAGGCTCGCACATTCGCCCGATTGAGCGAAGACATTACGAGAGCTACGAGACGGTTAATACGCTCGTCAATAACGTGCGCTTCGGTATCAGAAGCACCTTCCCACGGAAAAGCATCGCTACCGTGTCGGCGCAAGTCACGGCTTTTTCCCGGCCAGTAGTTACGACGATCATCATAGCTAGTTCGGCACAAGTCGATGTAAGACGCAAGTTCGAGAGTGGTTGACGCATACGCTTTACGCAGCGTATCTACATCTGGCTCTTTCGATACATAGGTAAGCGATTCGTGAGTATTATCCATTAGTTTTTCGGTGCGTCTTAGTTAAAACCTAGCATTTTGGTCAAGCTTTGACGAATTGGTAGCTCACCTCTGTACCATGCACCAATTTCTCAACTAAAATGCGCTTTTTATCGAGCTTTCCGCGATAGCGATTGGGGATTTTGACTGTGACCTTGCCTTCTTGACCCGCAACTGTGGCGTAAACAAAGCGAGGGTTGGGGCATTGACCAATGACGACACCTTGCAGCGTAGAAGCCTCAACGTGAGGGCCGGAAAAGTGCTCCTTGATTGCCTTAACGCCTTCTAAGGTGAACCAAGTGCGCTTACCGACGCCCGTATAAAGGTCTGGATTCATGCTCTGCTGGTAAACCATGAGGTCATTCACGGATACCATAATTTCGTTTGCGAGTTCAGTGATTAGTACTTTCATAAAGATGCTTAAATTGAGCGTAATGGCTGTTTTATTGACTTAATAGCCACCGGAACGGCGCTTAACGTGCTTGAAGTCTTTCGGGTCAACGTAGTAAATGTCACTAACAGCCGCATAACGCAGGCAGTTTCCGCAAACAAGTGGAGTCATGTTTCTCCTTACGATAAGCGTTCCATTTGGAACAGTTACGCAATAAACCATGCCGTCGTAATCAATTTCATTTACTAGCATACGCTTATCCTTTGTAGTAACAGTAGCCTTACGGGTCTTACGCTGCGGAATGTGGTAAAGCGGAGTTGTTGATATGCGACTCCCGCTATCAAGCATCCTCCAATTGACTAGTCCTTGAGCAAGGCCAAGCAACTGCATAATGACTGTGACTTGGTTGGCCAGAACAGGGGAAACAGTAGCGTAAGTTGCAGTGTTTTCGTATTTGCGCCAGCCATCGCCCAGAACCATTGCCTCCCACATCTTCGCCAAAGCGCATTTCGGAAACTCGATAAAGTTGGACGGAAGCATTTTGTCGTAGCTATTTCCTAGTGGAAGCAAAATCTCCCACAGTGATTGATTGGAGATAACATAGGAAACTCCGCGATATGCCCAATTAAACCCAATTCGGTCAAGCAATGCCTCTATCCTGAGACATTTTTCTGGGTTCGCTGTTTTGCTTTGAGATATGTAAATTGAGTATCCCCTACCGGGCACTTGTATTTTTCCTCCCTTGGTTCCGGTCGCGCTTCCTTCAGCTACATACCAGCCAAGGAACTCAGCCCAATCAGAAACCATCATTTTCCTGCCTGCAATCTCAATCTCGTAATCATCGGAATCCTTAACTCCATTGGTTACAATTAGGAATGTGTCCTGCCTGCAAATATCTTTAGCCAACCTAAATTTCAGATTCTTTCCCTGTTTAAAAGTAAGCATACGGTGATTTGGGGTTACCGCAAAATCAATGCTGTTTGATTTGGCTGTAATCAGTTTGCCTGAAAAATGGCGCTCATGGTATTCGGTTGGAACTTGCCACTCCATAAATCCGTCTTTATCCATTGTTGCCACTGGCTCCAATTTTGATAGATCGCAAAACTTAACCCATCCGCTTTTAGTCAGTATTTCCGTCTCTACGTCATAGCAATCCACAGGGTCTTTCGCTTGCTCGTCTGGGCCTTGCGCACCCGTGTACTCCTGTAAGGCCCAAATGATGTTCTCACATCGTTCGGAGACGTAAAAATGGGGTCTGTTAATTGCATCTAGAGGTTTTGTGTTAATCCATGCCATTTTGCTTTGCAACGACTGCAAGCCGTCATCTTCATGCAAGCCCGGTGCTGGGTGACATATCACGCCGTTGTCAGCCAAGTCCTCAATGATAGACGACTGCCCACGCTCATGGCTGTACTTAGCTTGGCCCAACCGAGGATCAATGATTCGTTCAAATATGGTTTCACCTACCTCGGAATTGTTAATCAAATCGACGTAATCTTTAATGCCCATGCCTAGCGACTTACATCCCTCGCCCTGCGTCCATTTATTACCACGCCAATTGCCCCATGGCCCAACATTGATGTCCGGCCATTCACGGTAAACCCACCATGCGCCACTTTCATCTACCGCAATCCAACACATGAACCAATTCTTGCGACCAGCCGGATCAATGATTTGGTAACGAGTGACGTTTTTCGTTGGTATAGCATCATGCTTAACCACATTGATCTTAGAATCGAAGCGAGGAAAAAGAGTAGTAATACTTTTAGTAGGGATTCCATAAAGTCGTGTCTTAACCCACTCCTCGTCCTTAGACTTAGCCTCTTTCAGCACGCGCTCATAGCCTGAGAACGGGTTGTCCTTGGTGTGGAAGTAAATGATTGCTGCATCCTTGTCCTTAGACCTCTGGACGTATGGAACCTCAATGTTATTCAACGCCTCTGCCTTCTTCCATTCAAGCGTCTTTGCGCCGTCTAGGTATTCACGCACGGTTTGCGTGTAACCATCAATCGGCGTAAACGTCAGGAGCATCTTTGCGTTACGAGTAGCCAGACGGAATACCAAAGTGTTGATAAGCTCAGGCCCGCCAAGATATTCGTCGCACCAAGTTCCAAGATTGACAGAGCTAGGCTCATACGATCCAAGTTCCATACCTTCGAGAACCGTATTGTTCTGACTAAACTGCGAATACGTTTTAAACAACACACGGCTACCATTGGGCAAAATAAAGCTAGAACCAGCAAATCCATTCTGGCTAGTGAAGGAAATATACTCATTTGAACCAAGTGTTTTCTGTTTAAGTTCTTGCGGAAGTGCTTTGTAAACTGATGCCTGTTGAACAAGCACGCTCAACTCTGCGTTCTGGCTAAAGCATACGATCAAACTCTTTGGGTTAGACATTGCGCAATTGACTACTAGCCACGCGCCAGCACTTGTTTTGGCTGACCGATTTCCCCCAAGTGCCAGCACTTCATTGACTTGCGTAAAACATTCCTTCATCCTTCGCCAGTTCTCTAAAACAAATCCATGCCTATATGGATCGTCTTCAGCCCGACGAATAACATCATGGTAGTTACGCCAGTAGGTAAGCAACTCCTCCGGCTCCATCATAAGCTGCTCCTCGTCCGTAGGAACCTTTAGAATGCAATGGCGTGCCCAGCTTAACATTATTCCGCTTCCTCCTCATCGTCGCTAACAAAGTGCTCATGGCCTAAAATCTCGAAGTCCCTAACCTCAGTCTCCATACCTTTCTCGCTAACCAAGTAGGTGAACATACCAGCTCCACGAATGATGATGCCACTAACGTAGGCAATGTCATTAACCCCATCATTGTAACAAACCCTATCCCCAATTCCATAACAGGGGATGATTGGTATTAGCTCAGGCTTAGTAACGTCAGGCTTACGCATAGGCAAATTGTTAATCATTAGCAGAGGTCAATTGGGGTTTCCGTTACCAGCTTCATCTTCTTCTCCTCAATCTTTGCACGCAGTTCTGCAAAGTGTCGCTGCACATCCTCAAGCGACGGCCCTACATTCACCGTAATGCCCGCCTTTGGCCCTTCACCCATAGCATTCATGTAACTCTCACCCATCATGCTTGCTGCCTGCGCAATGTCACGCAAGTTGGTCTTCTTCACCTGCTCATCGTCATCTTCCATCATATCCAGCTTCTTGTGCATCAAAGCCTGCGTGCGTTGCTTCAACAGGAAAGACTCACCCGCATTGTATTCACGGAACATCGTAATCACTTCACGATGGTCGCTATGAATGCGCCGAACGGTCTTAGCATCAATACTGAACTTGCTAACCACATCACGCATACGCCCGCCCATAGCAATGAACTCAATTACATCCCTAGCCTTCTCAGGCTGAATGTTCTCGATCATGCGGTGATCCTTTCCTCCCACTTCAGCAATGGATTTAGCTACAAACTTCTGAACCTTCTTTAGTGTTGGCAGTTTTTCTTCGTCACTCATTTGTTGTTTAATTGGTTATCTACCTTGTAATAGCCCTTAAGAAGATCTGCCCGTTGAAGCGAATACAATTCATCTTTCGATAAATCGTTTCTTCCAGTTAACTTGCACCACGCAATATATGCTTCATCCATGCGAACATTGCGGCGATCTGAAAATTGCCTATCTAGCATCAAGATGCCAAGGAATGCGCTTGCAACAAGAATAACTGAACAAACGGTAAGTCCAATTGCTTGTCTGCTCATTTAGCTTCCTTTTGTTTAACACCAACAGGCTTATCCCACAACCCTCTCCATTTAAGCAACAGGTTACCTTTCCTGTCTCTCTCCATGCTCACCGCTATACGCCTATGCTCAGGCGCACACCAGCGGTTAACACTCTTACGCTCCTGCTTCTCATCCTCCTCTGTAAACGTCCGTAGTCGATGTGCCATGTTGGTTA